CAATAGCAGGGCTTTTGTCTCTTTCTGCATTGAGGGCCTCGATGGCGGCCTTCTCTGCCTCTAAGGCCCGTATATGTGCGTATATCCCCGCTATAACATCAGTTCTCGTTACGTCGGTAGCTAATAATCCCTCTCGTAGTTCCGCAAGTTCTTTATCGATATCGCCCACAAGACGAACAATAGCAGGCTCGCCGCCGCCGGCAGCAGCTCCTCCTTTAGATACGCCAAAACTTTCATACATAGCAGCAGCCGACTTGCTTAATGCCGCTTGTCTTTTTGCCACCTCATCAAGCAATCCCTTGTAAGCGTCAACGGTCATAAACGTACGCTGAAACCACGTAAGCGCAGGATCGTTTTTCATCTGCTGGCGAAGCGTCATCGTCTCGGTCATATTCTCAAAGGTCTGCGCCACATCACCCATAGCCTTCTGAACACCCGCACTCGCATTAATCATATTACCCCAAGCCGTTTTTATATTTTCGCTTGTGGCCGATATCTTCTGCATCTTTGTTGCCGTAGTGTCAGCAACATCTCCCATACTCGTTAACTCTCGCCGTATGATATTGCCAGCAGCCACCCCAAAGTCGCCAACCTTCGATACCTCTTCTTGTAAGACTGTTAAGGATATCCCCAAGTCGTCAAGGACAAGCGCAGATTTTCTACCGATACCCATTACAATCCTGTCGACTAATTGGTCAACCGACTGACCTGTTGTTATGGCCCTCTTTGTGGCAAACTCAAAGTAAGTGGCAAGCTGCTCAAGTGGTATCTTAAAGTTGTTCGCCTGTACTGCTTTTTGCATTAGGTTTAAATCGCTGACGGTTCCCCTTGTGGCATTACGCAGGTCATTAAGTAACGATGGCTGATCGAGTTTTTCAAATGCAGTACGGATACCCTCAAGCGTGGCGGCGAGCTTCATCGACTCCTTGCTGAAAGATATAATCTTTTCAACGGCAAAGGCAGCACCCAATACCGCACCGAGTTTCTTAACGACGCCGGAAAAGCCGCTCATCTGCTTCTCGGAGTCGGCGAGCTTCTTCGTGAGGTCTGCGTTATCCCCCTTAATCCGTACTATCAGGCTGTTTAGAAATCCCATTGAACAACTTGTTTTTAATGTTTTCTATCTCTTCCGGCGATAGCTTCTCCGTCTTCACTTTCTTGTCGCCCTCTAATTTATACAAATCCGAAGGAGTTCGAGGCTTCTGGGATTGCTTAATATTAGGGTTGCCAACAATGGCGATATAATTAATCTCACGTGCAAGCCATGCGACATCCCGCTCCCACCGCTTCCAGTAACCACTTGCGGCACAATTAAACTCGTAAAGGCTTGACGCCCTCCATCGCTCAAGACTCCATCCCAACTCACCAAGTGCAAATTCCCGTAGCTCATCCCATGTCGTTTTAACTACTTTTTTTTTTGACCTACGCCTTCCTTCAGTTTGCCCATAAGGTCCTGCATACAGGTTGCAAACTTAACGGCTTCCCCACGGCTCATGTGTTCCATCCAATAAGCAGCGTGACCGATGCCATACTTCGGCCTCTTGTACTTCTCCTTACAAGCTGATAAGTAACCCTCAAGTAAGATGGCGAGAGTAAAATCATACGAGTCATGCTCTCCCATCTGCCAAAATTCAATCTTGAGACGATCACAGGCGGCCTCGATTGTGCCAATGTTAAACACGAAGTCAAGCTCTACCTCACGGTAGAACAGACCCCGCTTCATTGGTACTTTAAGTTTTGAAAACATAAATATTCGATGTTGAGAAATTACTTGCGTCGGAGTTCTCTATCCTTAGAGTACCGGCGGCAGCGTCACCCGTAGCCGTGAGCGTAATAACATTAACGCCCGATGCTAAGTTGGCCTGGTTGCTTATGTCGCCCGAATCATCAAGGACAATCGCCGGAACCTGACCCGAGGTCAGAGTAAGGACGGTTATAACCTTGAAGACATCATCAGTAATAACGGCTATTGCATTACTGTTAGCGTAAGCAGCACCTGCAGCATTGATTGCCGAAGTAATAGCCGACGTAGACGAGGACGTAAACGTATCATAGTCTCCGTTGGTCCACTCGGTAACAAGTCCGCCTTCAAGGAAGTAAACCGGACCGCTGGCCTGGATGGATCCCGACAGCGTAACGGGCGACTCCATGTCTGCCACCAGGGATATATTTGAGACATCCCCCTCGAAACAGATAGGCACACCCAAACCGTTTATCACAACAACGATGTTTGTCCTTGCCGTGATGTAGGCTATCAACTCCTCGGCACTTAAATCCTCGGTCGAGTAGAGCGCATCGAAGTCAACAGACGACCGGCGCAGGCCGTTGATGTGACTCGCCCACCCTGAATCACTCTTACACGAAGCATCCGGCAGGTCCTGTTCAAGATTGAACGTGCCGCTTCGTTCGCAGGCTATCAATGACCCGTCGGAATAGATAAGCACATTGGTTCCATTTATCTTGCTCATGTCGAAGAAATTAAATGGCTGCCAGTGCGCCGTTGCCCTTTATCGATCCGGAGAATGTCACCGGCGATTCCATGTCAGCCGTTACCGTGAGGTTAACGAAAGTGCCATTGCCGGTCCATCCCGAAGTACCTGCGTCGGGTGTGAACTTGATAACACTATCCGCTGTCCTTCCGACAATGATAGCGATGATCTCGTTTGCTGTCAATCCCGACCCTGTAAGATCATACATACCATCAAAGTCTATTGACCAGTTGCGCACACCGTTTATGTGAGTATCCCATCCGCTGTCGTCCTTGTTAGTGGTGAGCGGCAGGTCCTGCTCGATGTTTAGTGTGCAAGAAGTAGAGTGAAGGATTTTATCCGATCCACTCAATATTGTAAATACGGTCCCATTTAATTTTGCCATCGTCTTAAATATTAATTGTTTATATTCCTGTTACATCAGTAGAGTATCTTCGACGTTAAATTTGCCTTGTCAAAGATATAATCTTCATCGTAGGGCAGCAGCGTCACAGCTCCCGCCCCCACGTTTTTTAGCGTGAACTTCCGACCATCACCCTTAGCGGGGAGGAGCTGAAATTCAATAGCAGCGGCCGAGTCGAAGATTATTGTATCTTCGGTGTTTGTCATCGTAGCCGTTGCCGTTACTGTTCTGATCTTTTCTGCTGCCATTTATTAAAATATTAGAAATTCGTAAATATCAATGATCCTCTGTATCTGCCTCCCGTCCTTCATGTCTTCACGTGTTTCGGTCGATCCTGCCAATCGAAAATAGGTAAGCGCAAAATCCGTCATCGAGAATACGCCCCCTTTACTTGTCACGAGCAGTTGACGCGTCTTGTCGTTTATTGCCCTCACTCCTGTCATTGCGGGGTTGGTTGTTTTGCTCTCATCGACCGACTCAACAGCCATCGTCCCCGTGTAACCCCAGTTATCCTTCGTCCCCTCCTCGCGGTCGATGTATGTCGAGATAAGGACGTAGGCACGGTTGGTCTGCCCCATCTCCCTATTCTTATAAACAGGATAGGTTACACCAGAAATGGTTACGTTACCATTCAGGACTGTGTAAATAGCATCGACCAACGCGCTTGCAGGATTCCTCATTTGTTAAATTTCTCAGTTATTTTGTTTAATTCTTTTTCAATATATTCGGACAATTTCGGGGTGTTTTTGGTGACGGAAAAATTAATAAAGCTATCATATTCAAACTCTATCTTCGGGCCATAATTAACGTTGGTCCCAACATACACCTCAAGGTCCTGCATCGGGATACCGAAGCTGCCATCACCTGTACCGCTTTCCGATATGGGTGTGAAGCTATTATCGCCCTTTACCTCCGAGTGAACAGACGAAGCCAGCCTACCTGTAACCCAGTGCCGGGCAGAGCCAAGTCTACCATTCAGTCTCAACTTTGCATCCGTTTCAATATTTAAGGCTCCCCGCCACAAACCTCGCATCAAAGCCTTAGCCGCATCAACACCATAACTCTTGATTGATGCGTTAACCTTAGCGAGACTTGCCCGGTCAACCTCTATGTCAATAAACTTAGACACCCGGAGAAGCAAATGTTATTCCATAAATAACTCCCGCGTCGCCACTCTTAACCGTGACAGCCTTGATGGTCTTACCCTCACCGGCAGAGATAATAAGCCCTGCGTGAAGTGTGTCTGTATTAGAGGCAGTGTTCATTAGGGTCAACATATTGGCATCCGCGCTGTCGGTCAGGGTTGTTAAGATAACATCAGCAGCTACCCATATACGGTCAAAGGCAAGTGATGTCTTAGCCCCATCGGCTGCGTCAATGCGATAGGGAGGTACGCCACCACCCATCATCGCC